CAACAGCAGGGAAACTAATTGTTTCTACTGTTGTTACATGAGTAGAATCAATTACTGTAGCGATTGTGAATGTGCCATGATTAGCAGTTACCATTGTAATCTTATCGCCAGCTTTAGCATTTGTAAATGCACCAGCAGCACCAACGATTGTATTACTGCCAGCTACTAAAGTTGTAGCTACTGCAATAGGAGCAGCATTAATCATTACCCAAGCATTCTTAACTTTTACTTTTACCGATGTAGTATCAATTACTGCAAGAGGAATAGCATTAGGATATGTAATTGTTGTCAGAGTTGTAACTGGCAAAGCTAAAGAAACAGCAACATCAGTTTCCACTTGATTAAGTGGTCCAACTAAGCAAGGCAGTAATTCACTATCGGCTAGATTCTGACTAGCGCGAAGTAAAATCTGAAAAACTGATACTTTAGGGAGACTGTATGACATATGTATCCTTTAATCAATGTTTATGATAGTTGAATCATTGAGTTTAACTTGAATTTTTTCCAAAGCGTTAAGACTTAACATTCTAGCTTTATACATTCTTTGCATTTGAACTTGAGTTATTACGGAAGTGATAAATGATATATTACCTTTTTCGAAAAGTTGTGGTGCTGATACTGTTACAGATCCTTGTGATTGTAATCCTAGCGATCTTAAAGGTCTTGTATCAAATGATAAGAATGACGAAACAACTGATGCCAAAGCTTCGGACTGAATATCACTCTCTGATAAACATTCTACCACAATTGGGAAGGAAACCAAATCAGAATATGAAGTTAATTCACCGTTTTCTGTTATGGAAAACAATTTACCTTGTGCCTGAGTACCATTAACTCCAGTTATTAAATTCCCCCTGGAAACAAAGATAGCTGGACGTTTGTTTCTATATTTTTGTTCCCAATCAAACTTTGTGGTTATAGCAAGAGAATCATATGAATCAGCTTTATTTAAATCATCGCCATAAACAGTAAAGCCAAGTTCTTTATTTACAGTAAACATTTCTCTTAGAAATAAAACTATAGCTGTGACACCATAGTTGCCGGCATTAAAATTTTTACTATATACAAAATCTTTATATGTTGTCACGATTGCTTCCATTCGCGTCTAAATATACTAAATTCATCTAATGTGTAGGCATCCATATCAACTTTAAGTAACTGTGCTGGATGATCTGCTTTTAATTGAGTCATTGATAACATTTGTCTAACTGTGTTACCAGCTATAGACGTTGGAGTTACAGATCCAATCAAATATCGCTCTGATGGTTTTTTAAAAAACACGACTATATCATCAGATTCAATAATAACTCTATTTGAAGTCCATCCAGATAATGCAGTTTGTTCTGTTACACCATAATCATTTTTATCTGTCTGTTTAGCTTTAGGGTCTGTATTGATTTCTATTTTAACAGGAGCAAAATAACCATTATTAAATGTCGTTCCAAAACATGCACGACATTTAGGAGTAATTGTTTTACCTAAAGATTGATCATAACAAATTGGACAACGATCACCAAATTTTTTACGAGCAAAATGTAAACACTCTTGACCATTAAATCTTCTTAATAATAACTGTTCTTGTGTTGATATATAATCAGTAATATAATTACTTTCTTCGTCGAATAAACACACTAAATTAGAATAAAAAACATGGGAGTTTAAATCAACTCCCATGATTCTATAATAAAGTCTTTGATCTACCATTCCTCTTTGAGTTACTTTATCAGAAAATCCAAAAGCATAAATTGGATCTGTAAATAATGGCGTCCAGGGTCCATTAGGAGATTCTGATAATTCTAAGATATAACCAAATTGAGCTACAATTTCTCTGATATCTGGCTCAACTGTCCAGAAGAAAATTGTTTCTTCGTATGTAGCGTTTCTAGCCTCTAGCCTTATTTGCATATTCGCCTAATTCCAATACTAATAAATCATTAAAATTTTTACCAATTTGGGCAGTATGTCGTTTAATAAATTCCATATCACCCATTAAGGCTGGATAATATTTAGTAAAGATAATATCAAGACTATTAAGTTTATTGGCTGAATCTAATTCACCGATAAAACTTGAATCCATAGATTCAAATTTTCCAACTCTATCTCGAATATAAGCGGTCGCATATTCGAAAAACTTGGGATTACGAAGGGCTGGAGGTAAATGTTTTAAATGAATAACAAGAGCATTATCAAGTGGTCTAATAATTGATTCAAATGTAAAACAAGTCATTTCTTCTGAAAAAATTTCAGGCATACCATTTGTGTCAATAGGATTCTCTCTAAACTTTCTCATTAACTCTTGGTCACGTTCTGTAATTGGATTACCTTGACCAGCTTTCTCTCTTAATTCTTGAAACATATTTAACCCTTTTTCTCAACAGGCATTATTGATTTAGCTTTCTCGGATTCGAGAATATTACCATCGTTAACTTTATAATAAATAACGAGTTTATAATGCATTGGATTCTCTTTGTCTTTTGTAGAGTATTCTTTAATAAAGGTTATCACAATTTCTTTAGCCCAATGTTTATTTGTTAAGTCATCATATCTTTCTAAATTAATAATTGAAATAATTTCGCCAAAGAAACTATATTGTTTCTTTTTCTTTTCTTCCATATCAGGTTTGTTGCTATATTGAAAAATTACAAAAGGATTTCCAAAAATATCAAATCTAATATCGTTATCAACAACTGCATATTTATGAGGATTATTAATTACTTTATCTAAGGCTAAAACATAATTATTTAAAGAATCAATATTAGTTAATTCATAATACTTTGAACAAGATTTCATTAATGGTGCTTTTTCCATTTTACCCTACCAGATCTTAGTTCCTAAAGGACCAGAATTTGCCCAATCCCAAAACTTATCACCAAATGCTTGAAGTTTATCAGAACTAGCTATTCTCTTAGCTCTATCTTTAGGAAATGCTGTAAAAGCATTCGCTATACCTTTTCCAACTTTTTGATAATGCCATTTATTAGAACTTTCTAATTGAGATTTCCAATAATTATCTGCAAAATATTCTTTATGCATTGTAGGAATCATTTTACCTTCTTCATGTAAGAAGTTTGTTCCTTTCCTTAAAGATCCACCTAATGCACCACCAACGAATCCACCTTTTAATGTAGATTTTAATTTATGGTCATTATCACCAACGGCATATCCAATAGCAGCACCACCAATAAGACTAGTTCTAGCTATTGGTAATTTTTGAAACTCATCTAACTTAGAATATATCTTATTGCCTTTTGTTAATAATTTTTCTATATTCTCAATATTATATTTACCTTCATTTGTTATAGTTTTATCAAGAATTGATTTAATCATCATATTAACTGGAGTTTTCTTTGTATGAATATCTTCTAATGCTTTTCCACCAAGTTTACCAAATTGACCTAACTGAGCATCTAGCAATGCGCCGCGCCATTTAGTAGAATCTTGAACCATTCCTTTACGCATATTAGCTTCCATATTTGCTAACCCAGCTAAAGTTGCTTTCTGGATTCTAGGTCTAATAATACCTTTAGTCTTTGAAAAGACATATTTAAATGGATCGCCACTTTTAGCTGCACGAACACTAAACCCAAAGGGTAATAATGATGATGTAGTTGTAGCTATACCACCTGGAGTTAAACTCAGTAGAACAGCTAACTTAATTAAGCTCATATTATTAAACCTTATTGGTTCTAGGTGGTTTTACTGGATTTGTAACTGCCATTGGCTGCGCTTCTTGAATACCGTTAAGTTGTGCAATTACTTTATTATAAGTTTCTGGATCTTGCATTTGAAGATTGCGTAATTCTAATTGACGTTGTTGATAATTTAAGGTATTTAACTTATTGACAAATCCTTGAGTAGTCGTAGCAATAAAACCATCCGTTAAACTAGATTGAGCAGATTGTGTTTCTTGACCTTGAACTAATTGAGTTTTAATACCAATGTCAACCTGATTAATATTGTTTTTCTCAGAAACTTCTTTATTGACATTAACTGCGGCAATTTGTCTAGCAGCTTGAATTCTTTCAACAAATGGTTTATCATCTTCCATCTGTTTAGCTTCAGCCGCAATGTTAATGCCTACTTGCCCTAATGCCGTACTTTCACTAATACGACCTTGAGCGCCTAAAGCAGAAAGTAAGTTAATCTGTTGAATATCATCAGCCATTCTGAATGGTTTCAGTTTAACATTACTTGGGGCTTCTTTTCTACTCATTTTTGCTAAGTATGTCACAAAGAAACGAATAAATTGATTTTGTTTATTGATATAATAAAGGAATAAGTTCTCGAGCATTCTTAATGAAATATTAGAACCACTCCAAGTCATACCACCATAAATTAATTCTGGTGGAATTCCTAATTGAGTAAGAATACGGCGATCTTGCAACTCAATTTCTTCACGTAAAGACATAGCTTTTCCTTGACCACCCAAAGCTTGATATCCAAGTGCAAAAGGAACAACTCCGATTTCATTAGGATCATTCTGCTGTCTTTTTAATTGCGTGGTTACGATACCCATCCAGGCGGCACCATCAATTTTACTTAATGGATCTTGACCACTTGGAGTAGCTGTAGGGAAAATAAATCTATTAGGAATTAAATGATCGGACGCAATAGTCTCTTGAGCTTTTCTTAACACAAAACTCATGAAGATATCTTTCCAGGCTGAGAAAAAGAAGGGTTTAGAAAGACCTTCCCATTCAGGCTCAGTAATTCCTTCATGTTCGTAATGGAAAGTTAAATCTTCAGGAAGTTCGATAATTGGATTTTGGGGATTTTGCTTACAAGCTAAAAGGAATGTTTCAGGAATGTTAGATACAACGAACCGATCACCCTTAAGAATAGGCTTAACATATTTATCTTCAATACGATAGAAGATTTTCTTTTTACCAGCAATACTAAGATTTCTTACTTTAATAAATTGAATTGGCCAGCGTTGAATCTTAATCTTTTTAATAAAGTCATCGCCTTCAAGGTATTCATCTTTAACTTTCATGATACCTTGAGCACCACATTCCTTATTTAAGCATTTAGCATAAAACTGGAAGTCACGGAATTTCCAATCAATCTGTCTATCTTCTTCAGAAATACAATGTGCCCTATAATTTTTACATTTAGGGCAAACTAAATATCTCTTAAATGGAGGAACGATTGATACGATACAATTACCGAATGTATAATAATCTTTACCGTTCTTTACTAATTCATCTTGAATACATATTTGATTATTTAATAAATTACTCCAATAATCTTTATTTTCACCAATATCATTTTCAGTAAGAACTGGAGTAATAGGATAACGAGCCATTGTATCTGTAATGCGATCTAACAGACCTGATGATTCGTTAAGGATTATTGCCCATTTAAAAATTTCATTCAGTGTCTTAGGACGCTGAAAATGTAACATGTTGAAGAACCTAATCGGATAATCGACGCCATTCATCGGATAGCGTCTGCCGGTTTCGGGAGCAACAACAGATGTAGTAGATACGTTAGACATTGATCACCAAATATTTCTCAATAGCTTGATGTTTTAATTTTTGTATAGCCTTCTGTTCTTCGTCAAGTTCTACTGAATGAGAAATTTCGTCTAATTCGGGTTGGGCAAAGTCAAGAACTTTAGGAAGATAAACCCATCCTTCTTCTTTAGCAAGATGGGCAATATATTTCTTAATTTCAGTATGCCATTCTTCTTTAATGCCTAAGATATGTAACGCTTTAGCTATATGAAGAATAGTTGGAGGATCAAAAATATCAACGTTAGGTTTAACGCCATTTAATACATAAACAAGTTTTTCAAAACTAAATACGTTACCTAATAATCCAGGGTTAGATTTCAATGCTTTTAAAGCAAAGATTTTCTCAAGTTGAATTTCACTCAACTTCCCATCATTAATAAGTACAGCAGTATCATTAAGCATTGATTCTACGCACTACAATTACACGGATTGCTGGATCTACATTGCGTAAAGTCTCAACTGGACTTGTCTTTAATTGACTAAGAAGATCATCGCTTAAAAATTCTTTTAATGTTTCAAAATTAAACTTCTTAAGCTTATGAG